TCGCGTCGGTGCCGTCCTTGATATAGGTCGTTCCGGCAGTCAGAGATTTGTCGGAGAGCGTCTGTGCGCCCGTTTCAATTACTAGAGTCCCGTTGCTATTAGGGAACGAGAATGTGCGGGTGGTGGCAGTGGCAATGTTCGCGGCGTTGAACTGCGCGACCTTGGTCGCGTCGGTGCCGTCCTTGATATAGGTCGTTCCGGCAGTCAGGGACTTGTTGCTCAAAGCCTGCGTAGCAGCGAGCGTAACCAGGGTGTCCGAAGTATCAGGCAGCGTGTACGTGCGCGTCGTGCCCGTCGAGATGCTGGCCGCGCTGAACTTCGCGATCTTGGTCGCGTCGGTGCCGTCCTTGAACGAGGTATTACCCGCAGTGACCACCAGGTTCTTGCCGGTGTGGTTCATGCCGACAGCCGTACCCGTCCCGTTGGCGAAGATCGCGTCGAGGGTATCAAGGTCGGTGTTCAGCTTGCCGCCCCAGCTATCTGTCGAAGCGCCGACTTCGGGCTTTGTCAGATTGAGATTCGTTGTAAAAGCATCAGCCATTTACGCCGCCTTTTCCCAAGTGGTCGCCGCATTCGTGAGCGGGGTCCAGGTATTGGAATCATTGGGCACTGAGGCCCAAGACCCCGCGCCAGTAGAGAGTTCAGTCCAAGAGGAAGATGGAACGGACTGGTCAACCCAGGTGCCCGTATCGGCTGGTTCTGGTTCCCAGAGCAGGCGTGCAAGGCACGCGGCAGTGCTCGATGCAGATCCAGTTGCAGCAGCCTGCGCGACCAGAGAAGCCACCGCAGAACTTATAGATACCACGCTGGTTGACCCAGCGACAAGGTAGATTGCTAGCGCCGAAGCCGTGGTTGAGGAGGTGGCCGTCGCCGATCCGGCACCTTGCTGCACTCGCGTGGCGGCAGCAGATACCGACGAGGTGGACGTTGCGGCTGCTGAAGCCGGCTTGATGACCCCTGCCGCAGCTGTGGCGGGAGATGTCGAGGTGGCCGATGCCGTCGCCAGTTTTACGCGGATCGCGCCCGTAGTCGCGGTGGAAACGCCGGTAGTAGTCGCCGCAACCAGGCGGACCCTGGTTGCAGCGGCTGTGGCAGAAGATACGCCCGTGGTGGCCGCAGTGCGGGATGCGGTGCCGTAGAACCCGACACCGTATGCGCCCGTGCCGTAGATGCCATCCACGGTGCTCATCTTAGGTCAGCGTGACAGAGAGGCTGGAGATGGGAATCCGCAGCACGTCGCCGCTGGCAATGGTCTTTGAAGAAGACAAGGCCGCAGTGACCAACTGGTTCCCGCTGGTAGAAGCGTCGTAGATCGCCACCCAGTCAATGGTGCCCCAGGAAGACGTGGCAGTGGCCCACTCAATCGCAGCCGTGTTGGTGGCGTTGCCACCGGAGATCGTGAACGTGCTGACCACCCTGGCGTAAGCAGATCCAGACGTGGACACCTCGGTGCCGCCGCTTGTCGGATTCCCTACAAACAGCGCCACATAGAGCGTGGACGGCTTGGTGTAGGTGCTGCTGCCAAGCAGGTGGTCGATCAACTTATTGTCGGTGTAGTTGGTGAAGGCCATCTCAGAAGCCCCTCCTACGGGCCACAAGCTGCGTAGTGGGGCGCATGGCCCGCTCGGATTCAAGCTGCATCGCCGCCAGCACCTGGCCGCGTGCCTGCCCCCACATCTGCATGCGGTCATCGTCGCGCAGGTAGGGGGCCGCTTCCAGCAAAGTGCTGTAGAGGTACAGATCTGGTGATTTGGTCAGCAGCCAGTTGGTTGTCGCAGCGTTCGACAGAGCCGGGATCTTCTGGTAGTAGGTCAGGATTACGTCGGTATCGCCGTCAGGCGCTGGGAGCAGTTCAAACGCGCCATCAATGATGGTGTAATACCGCACCAGGCCGACGATCTTGTTCGCCTTGAGGACTTTTGCCTCCAGCGGCCCAATGAACGCCAGAGACTGCTGCGGCCCGATCTGGGCCATGTTCAGTTCAAGTGAATAGTTTTCCAGAAAATCAGCCGGCACCGCCACGAACTCATTCGAGGTGGTGGCTTCAGCGCGCACCATCATGTCGCGCAGGCGCAGTTCCCGGTTAAACTTGGCTTCAGCCAGGGTAATGAAAGTAGGGATTACGGCAGTGAGATCCGCACGGTTGATCCAATCCGCAGCGGCGCTTTGAAGATCAGCGTAGGTCGCAAGCGCCATGGTGATACCCCTTACGGCAGTTCGATGTGATCGTTGCGGAACTCAAAGCTGCCGATGTGTCGAATCTCTTTGGACAAATCGTGATCAATGAAAACCGGAACTTTCTCGCCGGCTGCTTTGATGCAGAAGTAAACGTCTTCCCCGATGAACCTTTGGTTGAGGCTAGAATAACCCAGATGGAACCACGGGTCTTCCAGTTTCTGGAACACCTCGGTCTTGACCAGCGCCACACCAAACCCGATCAGGTCCACCTGCTCCAGGCCCGTTGATTCTGGCTTGGTATAAACCTTCACCCAACTGTCCTCATGGAAATTGGAGGCAGTGGGTTCAGGCGGCATAGTCCGCATGGAGTAGTTGCATCCCACAATCGGGCGATTATGAGCGACAAGCCGGTCCAGGGTGTCCACCGGGAAACGCATGTCCGTATCCAGCCACAAGGTCCAATCCGCCCCCTGCTTAACCGCAGACTTGGCGAGATTCACCCGCTGGTCAGCGATAAGGGTGCCGGTGCTGTTCAGGATCTGCACACTGTGGCCGCTTGTCGCGTGCTTCGCGGTCCAGTGGCCGACCATGTTCACCAGATCAAACGCAAAAGCCGCGTGAACCATGTCGCGGCTTGGCATGCAGATGGCAATTTTCATCAGATCGTCCCCGGTCGGGTGCGGAAGAATCGATTATCGGGGTCGTTCAACCATTTCTTCATCGCAGCCTGGTCATCAAGGATGCCCTGCTTCTTCAGGTCCATGTAAACGACCATCGGAATCTGGGCGACACGCGACCATTCCCCGTGCCGATCAGGCGCATCGTTGTATGCCTGCTTGTTGGCCTCGATTACCGCCGAAACATCCTGTTCCGCAGTGATCGTAGCTTCATCAGTCACTTCATCATAGTTGAAGACGTGGCTGATGCCGGTGTTGGGGTCGAAATCAAGGGTTTTGCGCATTGGTGGTCAGCACTTCCAGGCCCGCAGGCTCTTGTTGATGCGGGAATTAGGATCTTTCGCCGTCTCGGGAGAGGTCAGCTTCTCCTTCATACCCTTCATCCTGGCGCAGAAACTGTCCTTGCGAGGGCCACCCTTGGACTGGGGGGCCTTCAGGCCAGGTTTGCCAGGGTTCGCTCGGTTATAAGACGCGCGCCCCTTGGCGTTCAAGCCGCCATCGGGGTTCTTGCCTTCTTTGCGAGTCCAAGCTGGAGTCTTTGCCATGCTAAACCGCCTTGGTGGGGGAGCCGGTTGTCCGACTCCCCCGGTAAGACCTTACGAAGTGGTCAGATCGCGGATCGCAGCGTGGGACTTCTGCTGGCGAACCTTCAGACCGTACTCGACGATCAGCATGCGCTTCTCGCTATCGCCGGTCTTGGCGAGCACTTCAGTGCGGAAGTTCCGCAGGTAACCAACCGAAGCGTACTCGGGGTCAACGATGTAGGCGTTACCCTCGGGCTGGAAGCGGTTGGGAACCACGTTAACCGTGCCGAAGTCCGACACGTACACGTCAGCAGCGCCGATGATCTCAGCCTGAGAGCCAGCCGGAACATCGCGGAAGCGGGTGGCAATGCCGGAGAAGCCCGAGACCACCGTCTTGTTGAAGGGGCCGACCATCAGCACCTTCGGGTCACCGCCCTGCGTCCAGACGCCCTGGATGCCGGTCTTCAGCAGTGTCTCGGTGAACGCGCGGGCCGTACCAGCGACAGAAGCCGTGGTCGGGAAGCCGTCGAGCGAACCAGCGCCACCAGACATTACCGGGGCAGCGGCAGTGGTGCCGGAGCCGGAATAGCTGTTGGTGATGATCCAGCCACCGAGGCCGGCCGTCTTACGGGCCGTGGTGTTGCCACCAGCAACCGCAACGGCATTAGAGGTCAGCGTGGCCTCCATGTCGCGCTTCAGTTCCGAAGCCGCCTTGGCGAGTTCGTAAGCGAGGTAGGAGCGCATGCCGGCCTTGTCCACGGCTTCGATGGTGCCAGAGGTCTGAACCACCTTGCGGCTGATCTGCGTGTAGTTGCCGACACGCTCAGTCGCAGCCTGCGCATCAGCGTTGAAGGAATCGTCGCCTTCAAGCTGCGCATTCGTGGTCACCGCAGCAGCCAGGGAATCGGTCTGCCACTCATAGTACGTGTTCTTCACCGTTTCGCGGCCGATGTTGCTCATGAAGGGCACATCGACGGGAGAGATGTTGTAAATCACGTTGGCGAGGTCTTCGCGGACGGCACGGTAGCCGTCGTAGCGGGTGAGGGTATTCGTTGCGATAGCCATGACTCAGATACCTTTCAGTCCAAGAACGATTCAAAAAGGGTTGCCGCATCGCGGACATTCCCCGTTTTAGCGAGACGCTGTTTCGCTCGGGTGGTCTCAGACGTGCTTTTCGGGGCAGAACTGGCAGATCCCGCTGGGGCGCTTTTCGGACCCTTGCCGGTAACCGGCTGGGGCCGGTTTGCTACCAGGGAGTCGTACTGCATGGCCTTCCAGAGGGCGACAACCGCACGGTGGTCGTAGGTCTGGCCCAATTCCTCGGGGGTGAAGCCTAGCTTCTGCCCATATTCAAGGATCTTGGGACGATCAGATTCCCACCGCTTTGCGTCTTTCCACGCTGGCACCGCTTCAACCAGCTTCTGCCGGTTTTCGCTGACCAGTGCGGCAAGCTGCGCCTGCTGCTCCTGTGCCTGAACGACCTGTACCCGCTGCGACTCATAGCTGGCTGCTGCCAGCCTTTCCTGTCGGTCCCGGTAAAGATCCTTCTGGCGCACATACTCAAAGGGATCGCTATCGTAGAGCTTCTGCCAATCCGGCTCCTGCGGCTGTTGCGCCTGCAACTGCTGCTGAAGCGCGGTAAGCAGGTGAGCGTACTGCGTGCGCTCCTGTACCACCGCCTGCCGATCTGCGTCGAACGAACGCCGTTCTTCCGCGAGTGCGGCAGTCTTCCGCGAATAATCCGCCTGGCGCTGATAACCCTTGATCGCTTCTTCCAGGGGAATCTGCTCTGTCTTGCCATCAATCTTGACGGTGACAAATTGACCCTCTGGCGATTCTTCGCCGGTATCGTCGTCTTCAGCGGCGGCTTCACCTTCGGGGGCAGCATCCGCGTCATACGCAGCCGCCGTCTCATCCCCTTCGGATTCACCTACAAACGCCTCTGCGTTCTCAGCAGGGGCTTCATCAGATGCAACTTTAGCCTGGGGCGCAGTGGGTGCCGGGGAATCCCCGCCCAGCAATGCCTCAAACGATTGGGCTGCTTCTGCGATGCCGGTAGCCTGGATGGCCGTATCGGTCATTGACTATTATCCTAAAATCGTGTTCCGCGCAACTTTGCGGTTCCACTGGTTAACCTTGGTGCTCTGCGCCAAGATTTTCATCTCATCTCGCAGAGCGGTGATTGCCAGAACCATCCGGTAGCAGTGCTCCCGGCTTTCCGGCTTTCCGGCTGCGCTAGCCTTCCATTCCTCGACATACTTGGCTTCCAGTCGGCGCAGGATTTCCTGCACTGAATCGGAAGACGCAAACTCCTGTGCCGCGCGGATCAACTCATGTTCAGGCATTGGGCAGCATCCCCGGTGGCATCATCTGCGGGGCCGGCTGCGGAGCCGGGGCAGGGGGCGCAGGGGGGACCATGCTTGCATTCATGGCGTTGTTGCGCTCTGTCTCTGCCCGCACGGTGGCTTCAATCTTTGCAATGTTGACCTGCGTGCCGTACTTGGCCTCGATCTCAGCCACCCGCACCAGCATGTCCAGCTGCATCTTCTCGCGCTCGCGCTGATCCTGCCGGATGGAATCCTGCACGTCAGCCTGCACCTTGGCAGCGTCGATCTGGGCCTGGGCCTGGGCCTTCTGCCCCTCGATCTGGATCAGCATCATGTTGGGGTCAGGCGGCTGGTTCTGGGCCTGCTGCTGCGCCTGCTGCGCAACTGCCTGCATGTCCACCGGCTTGAAATACCTGGAGGCGTCCTTGAAGCCGGCAAGCGTGCAGATCTGCGCCAAGGTGTTGCGGTACTGCGCCAGATCCACCAGGGGGTTGCTTGGTCCAAGCGTCTGGAGAATCTGCTCCTGCTTCTGGGAGACCATCGTCAGGAATTGCAGCTTGTCAGAGTCGGTGCCGTGCCCGAGGGCTACGTTCACCTGCACGTCCATGTCTGCGTCCCAAAACTTGGGGTCGATCTGCACCCACTTGCCCCGCAGGCGGAGCATGCGCGGCTTGTCCTGGTGCCGGATCAGCAGCTTCAGCAGGCCCTTAAACAGCCGCTTCATGCCGTTCTCAGCGAACATGCGGGCGATGAGTTCGATGCGCTCCTGCGCGCCCTGCACCGTGGCAGTCACCGCAGCCTTGGTGGTGGACTGGAGCACATCGGGATTCAGGCCCTGCGAGGCCGCAGAGATGCCGGTGCGCTGCGCCCGAATATCGTCCATGTAGGCGATGAGCGGCATCGCCGCCTGCCCGACAAACGGCTCCACCAGCGGCTGCACCATGCCAGGCGCACGCGCACGAATGATCGCGCCCGTCTCGTTGTTCATCACATCGTCCATGTTCACCTGGCCCTCGACCACCACGGTGCGGGGGTGGATGACTTGGGCGAGGGAGTCCATCGTGTTGCGCACGATGCTGGACTTGATCAGCTGCAAGTCCATGGTCTGGTCGGCAATGGACTGCCCGATGATCATATGCGGCTCAGGGTCTGGGCAGAAGAACGCGAAGGGCACGTCCGTTGCCACCTCATCGTACAAAATATGGTACGCATTCCCCAGCGAGCAAACCTTGCGCAGTTCCGCGATGCCGTCCCCGTCCTTATCGATGCGCACGTAGCTTTCGACATACAGCACGCGGCGCATGCTCGGGTCGGGGTTGTCCGCGTGGGACATGAACGACATGATCGCAGGGTTGCGCGTCTGGGCCTCGTCATTCACCGAGAACACGTCGCCCTGGCCGGCATACTTCTCGATCTCGTCGCGGTCATAGCCCATCGCCACCAATTCGCTCATGGTCTTCAGCGAGCGATGGCCGACATAGGCAGCGGTGTCGAGGTCGCGTGCTTCACGCGCAATCAGAAATTCCTCTGGCGGTACGGATTCAATCACCGCACGGCTGCGCTTGATTTTGCGCCGAATGGCTACGTCAAAGGTGGTGATTGCCGGGGAAACCATCTGCCCTTCGGGGGAGATGACGGCTTCCTGCACCACGGTCTGGGTCATGCTGACCAGTTCGCAGTCGGGGTCTTCCAGCAGCAGGTTTACCGACATCTGGTCGAGGCCGGTATACTCAGCCTGCGTGACTTCGATGTCCTCGGACCACCGCCATTTGATGATGCCGGTCTTGCTTTTCAGGGCATCCTTGAAAGTTTCATGCAGGATGCTGAACCCTGGATTATCGTTGTAGAAAACGAAGTTAACGTAATCTGTCGCCTGTTCCGCAACCTCAACGCTGCGTTCATCACGCGGTGCATACTCCACCACCTGCTCGCTGCTGGTGAAGATCCGCAGCAGGCTCGGGATAATCGCCTGGATCGTATCCCGCACCTCGGTCATTACGATCTGGCTGCGGCCTTCTTCCTCGTTCCCGAACAGGTCGCCACGATAATACTGGGTGGCAAGGGCACGGGCCGGCGCAATGAACCCATCGATATAGTCCACGGCATCGTCGATGGTGGAGCCTACCGACGCGGAGAACTGGTCTTCCGACATTTCGCCGGTATCAGTCTCCGGTGGGTCACCGAACTGGATCGTCTCGCTCATCGCAGCCGCGTCTGAAACACGCGAAGCCAGGGCGTTGGTGCTGCCGGAACCCGTGTTTGAGACGTAAGACTGCATGTTACTTCTTCTTTCCTGCGGGGGCCTTTTCGGCGCCCTTGATCTTGCCCTTGTTGATCGTGGCGTAGAGCACGGCTTTGCCCTTCTTGGGGCCGTATTCCTCGGTCATCGCACCGAGGATCTTCTTGCCCTTCTTGGTAAGCGGCATGCTCGCTCCCCTTTAGGAGTTGGTGATTTCGGTAACCGACACGTCAATGCTGGTGGCACCGCCGCGCAGCAGCGCAATCTTGTCGCCGGGGGCAACCGCGATGTACTCAATCACGCCGCAGGGGATGAACGCGCTGCTGGTCGTTGCCGTGGGGGCGGTGCCGATGGCAAAGTGAACGTGCGCGCCAGCGCCTGTCAGGGGAGAGAGCGCCACGCGGATCAGCGTGGTTTCCTGCCCAAACGCAGTAGACGCAGCGGTAGTCGCACCGGCAGTCAGATTCTGGTTGGTGCCCAGCTTCCCGACGATTGCCGGATAGATTACCCCGGCCTGGTCCTTCAGTAGCTTGCTCATTCTTCCAGCCCCTTCTTGGCAAATTCTAAGATGGCCGTCTGCTTGCCGGTCATTTCCTTGGTGACCGGCCCGCCAGTGAGCCAAGCATCGCAGGTGCGGTCAGCCGCACACTTGAACTCAAACAGTTCGCAGTAGCCCAGGCCCGCCGCGTCAACTACCGCCGACGCATACTCGCCGGAATCCTCGTCGATGCCTTCCTCGATGCACTCCAGCATCGAGGGCGTCTGGATGAATGCCGCGCAGTTACCGCACCGCATGGTCTTGGTGTCGGCACCGGCCCACATCTTGGACTTCGCTGCCCAGAACTTTTCGTTGGGCTGGCTGGGGTCGGGGGGACCATAGCCATATTCCTCGATAGCATGCTGCCGGTTGGCTAGGTTGGCCTCCATGTCGCGGGTGGCGAGGGGGCACTCCATCGCGTCATCGTCCATGCGCTAACCTTACATGCCCTTCTTGCTGGGCTTGCCCTTGCCCATGGGCTTGCCCATGGCAGCGGGCTTCATGCCCTTGGCGCCCTTGGCGGGCTTCATGGCAGCGGGCTTGCCCATGGCGGGCTTGGCAGCGGACTTGTACATGGGCATTACCTTTCAGGTTGGGTTACTTCTTGGCAGGCTTCGCGGTCTTCGCGGTCTTTGCCGAAGCCTTGAACGCCTTGGCAGTGGGTGCGCCTTTTGCACCAGGCTTGCGCATCGTCTCGCCAGATCCGGCAGCGATGCGCTTCTGCTTGGCATTGATGTTGGCGTAGAGTCCCGGCTTTGCCATGGTCACATTCCAAACTTCGGGCCGCTGCCCACCACCGGCAGACCGGCTGCAATCTTGCGCTTGGTGCGGCTGGCCGCAGCGGCCTTCTTCACGGCTGCGTGCTGTGCCGCAGACTGGGGCCGGTTGGACTTGCCCTTGGGCGCCAGGTTCATCGGGTCGAGGTCATACCCACCGCTGCCCTGGGGCGTCAGCTTCAGCCCACCTTCAGCAGCGGAGAATCCATTTTGCAGTTCACCAAAAGAAGCGCGTTTGGCCTTCATGGGTCGTACCCCTAGGTTTGCTCGCGAAACCATAACCGAAATGTGGGTTTCACACAATCCCGGCAACCGCCCGCTTCAGCGGCTTGCCGGTGACCCACCGGCTGGAGCGCCCGCCCACCCGTGCCGCGCCAGCAGCGAACGTCAGGCATAGCGCATCCGCTACGTCTGGGCTTCGCATCCCGCGCCGCTTCATCTCGCTCTTGCCTTCGACCTTGATCTTGCCGTTCGATGTGAACCCGTAGGTCGGGCTGCAAAGTTCCGCCTTCAGATCATCGCTCTGGGGCAGCTTGCAGGTGCGCTGCGTCAACCACTCCTTCACCTCCAGCCACAACTCATCCCGTAGGCGCGCAGCCTGGGGGTTCATCGCACTGGACTCAGAAACATTCACGTCGCGCACATTCCAACCCAACTCGCGCAGGCGGTCAGCGACCCCAGACCCCAGACCAATGCTATCCACCATGATCTCGGCGGGCTTATCAAGTTCTGCCTCATGCACGATCCTTCCCGTGGTTTCCATCAGGTCCGCACCCGTCCAAGCCTTGATCTCAGTGACCACCTGGCCCTGGCGCTTGCAAATCACGGTCCTATCATCACCGAAGCGCGCAACGTCCACGCCATAGACCATCGGCTCCAGCCGGTCCAACACGATGTCTCGCTTCATCGCAGCGTCCACCAGTTCCGCAGGAATGAGGACATCATCTTCGCGCAGGGCAAACTCACCGAGCACGCGCACGCGATAGGCGTTGGATTCTTCGCCATAGGTGTTGATGATTTGGCGCACGAAGTCGGTGGACACCAGGCGGTTATCGAGGCAGGAGACGTGCATCGTAAACCAATCAGCCTTCAACTGGTGATGCGTCTTGAAGAATAGGCCGCTGTTGCGGGTGGGGTTCCCGATCAGGATCGTGGTGGCGCTGTGGCCCGACATTGAACCCGCAGCGGATTCAAACACCGGCTCGGGGATCGCGCTTGCCTCGTCGCAGATCAGCAAAACGTGCTCGCTGTGGACACCCGCCAGGGCCTCGGGCCTTTCGGCAGAGGAAGTACGGGCGGACATGAAGCTAGATTCAGGGGCGTGCTTATGCACGATGCGGTCCGAGAACACCTCCAACTGGTCCTTGAGGTAATCGGGCAGGGCGTTGACCCACCGCTTAACCTCAGAGAACAGGGCGTCGAATAGCTGGCCTGCCGTTGGGGCGGTAAGGATGGACTTCTGTGGGTAGCGGGTCAGCATGAACCAGATCAGCGCCCAAGAGCAGACGGTGGACTTACCCACGCCATGGCCTGCCCTTACGGAAATGCGGCGCTCACCGCGTGCCACTGCAAGCAAGAAGTCACGCTGCCAAGGCAGGGGGTTGGCTTTGAGCACGTCCTCGACAAACTCCACGGGCCGGTTGCGGTAAACCTCGATGAAGTAGGCAAAGGCCTGCTCCATTGTTTTTATATTTTCTGGAGCGGGCGCAGGCTTGGAAGGGCCGGGGGTGGGGGTGGGGATCATGTATACGTCCTATCGGGTATACCCAGCTATAACTGGGTATTTTTGGGTATAGGCACAGGGTAGTGGCTACTACAAGCCGCCCCCCGCCAGGGCCGGGGCCGGGGGGCCTCGCGGCCTGCTAGCCTAGGGCATAGCAGCCTGGCGCGCCGGCCTACTACATATGGTATGCCAGCAAGCCCTGACCCCCTACGTCTAGCCCAAGCTACGTCTACGTCCACTGTTGGTTGTGCTACGCAACCGTAGGTTGTTCGCATAACATGCATTATGGAAAATGCGGATCGTAATGATATCAAGGACTTAACTAGTTTCCTCAGACATATCGTCGATTATCGTGGTGGATTCGCCAATTAGTTGTAGGTCTGGGGCTTCGGGCTGGTGATCGATCACCCTAGAAGCTGTCGCGCTGGCGAGCGTCACCAGCGCAGCCAGGTGAGGGCTGGCGTTGTGCGTGACGGCGATACTGGTTTGGCTCTTAGGCTTGCCCATCACGCGATCCATCACGGCATTTGCGGCCGCCAGCTTCTCGCTCACAGACCCCTCATCGAGCGCAGTTTCATAAGCGCGCACGGCTTTGAAGGTCAGGCCCTCCATCTGGCGCATGATGTGCATCGCCTTCTTGGTGCGCCCATCTGGGTTGCCAGATTGTCCCTTCTCCCACGGCATTGAAACCAAACTCCTATCGTCTTGTTCGATCACACGTTTTTGTTTGATCGAAATTATCAATGAACGAAAATGGTTTTGGGGGCAAGTTGGCGCTTGACGTGCCTAGTTTAATCAGCCATATTGGTTTCAAGAACAACGGCGCAGCGCGCCACACACTGGAGAGCACACCATGACCTACGCCGCAGCCTTCCCCACCTTCCCCGCTGATGCGATGCCCGCCCTTCCCGCAGGGTTCCATGACGCCAGCTACCGCAACGACGTTTGCCCGCGCTACACCAGCAACGATGACCGTGTGTCGATCTGGATCGACTACCCCAACCCCGATGACCGCGAGTACTGCCTGATGCACCAGTATCGCGTCACGCTCGCCAGCATTGACGATGACATTGTGCTGGAGACAGACGATTGGGCAGAGGCCCTTGATGCCGCCACCACGCTCGTAAACGGCTGATCAGGAGGAACCCACACCATGCGCAAGCCCGTTTACATCCCCAAGGCCCTCAACCCGCATTCCTTCTGGGTCGCGGTGGCTGAGTTCGCAACCCTCATCCTGATGTGGGGCACCATTCTCGCAGTCGCGGTCTTTGCCCGCGCAATCATGGGAGTTTGAAATTATGGACATTCTCAAAGCCCTTAGCCTCGCCACCAAGGTGGTGGACAAGCGGTCTAAGATCCCAATGCTGCGCGGGGTCTTGGTCACCATTGACGCAGGTGTGGTGGCGATTCAGGCCACCGACTGCGATCAGGCCCTGACGGTGTACTGTCCGATGCCGGATCTTGCAGCCAACACGCAGCGCATCGTCGATCCCGCCGTGCTGGCCGCTTCGATCAAGGCAGCGCCGCAGGAGTCCCTCGACAAGCTGCTGGAGCGCATACCGCCGATCTGCGATGCAGGTGACTGGTGGGTTGAGCCGGTGCTTACCGCAGTGGGGTCGGTTACCTTGTTGGCCCACCAGTGGCGGGACATGTTGAAGTCGGTGGGCACTGCCATGTCGGGCGAGGAAACCCGGTATTACCTGCGCGGAATCAGGATCGGCGAGGACGGTAATGCAGTGGCTACCGATGGGCACCGCATGGCGATCCTGCGCCTGCCCGAGAATGCGGCTGATGTATCCGGCGAGGTGATCTTGCCTTGGTTTACCGTTGACCGGATTCAGCAGGTGCTGGCCAAGGTAAGCGCCCTTACCCCGATCCCCATGGACATTTGCGATAGCAACCTCGAAGGGACATGGGTGCGCATCCTGACCTCGACGATGCGCTATGTGTCGAGGGTCGTTGACGGCACCTTCCCCGACTACATCCGAGTGCTGCCCAAACCTCCAACTAACACCCTCACCTTGCCGGTGGGCACGCTTACAGGGCACGCGGTATCCTTGGCCGGCTTGTACCCACGGAACGCCCCGAAGGCAGCGGTGGCGATATCCTCGACCAGCTTTGACGCCAAGCCAGAATATGGTGCTTCTACCACCCTATCCCTGCCGGTGGTGAGCGCCACTAGCACAGGGGATATTGCCAAGACCACGCCCATCGGATTCCAACCCAAGTTTTTGGCGGCTTTGAAGGATGTATTTCCTGCCGGGGCGCAGGTGACCCTGGGCATGGGCAGCAAGCTGGACCCCGTAATGTTCACCTGCCCCGAAGCGCCTGATATGCGATATGTGATCATGCCTATCAGGCTCTGATCGTCGCGCACCTAAGATCCGCGATAATTAAAGCCCCGCCATCGTGCGGGGCTTTTTTGTGCCTACAGCAGGGCACCGTAGAGTGCCAGCAGCGCCGCCTCCGCACGGTTGTGGTCCATCTTCCTGCGCCAGTACTCCGATGTCCCGAACCGCTCTGTGGCGAACTGCCTCGCGGACTCCTTGCACTTCGGCACGTCCATGGCGCGCTTCCATGTCGATGGACTCACCATCTTCACACCCAAGCAAAGCAACGCTAGGACCGTGCCGATGGTCGCTGCGGTTGCCCCCAAGCTGAAAGCAGCGACCCCTGATATTCCCGGCGGGGCGTTCAGCCGCTCGACCACCACTTGGTCGATGGGACCAAGTCCCCCGAGCAGGGCGTACAAGGCAACAGGATCGATGTGGCGCCGCACCTTGCCGGATGAGGTCCGCTCTTGCTTTACCGGCAGGTCGTACACCGCCATCACCGTCCAAGCCCCGTCCACCTGGCGCAGGACCGCAAGTGCCCCGGTAACACCTGGATCAATCCCGACCACTGTTCTGGTTTTCATGGCGACCACCTTATGCGCAGCGTGGGTGAGAGGTGCCAACGTATACCACGCTTCCGCACGCAAGGGGCGGGGAGTGTGCGCACAGGGCAAGCGTAACAACTGGCTGAGTTCTCAAGGCGGCTGTTACGCTTGTTACACTGCCTAGTGCAGTCGAAACCTCAATCGCAGCGGGGAGTTAAGCCAGAGCGTAACAGCGTAACAGCTTTTTGCCCTAAAACTCTCTATATATCACTCCTACTCCTATACCCTTATATATAAAAACATTTAGAACTTTAGAGAGAATAGATTTTTACGGATTAACAACCCTCCCTAACCCACTGCGATTAAAGGCAAAAAGTACCGTAGGGGTCGCCGTAACAGCGTAACAACGCCTGCCTCAACTCGACACTGCGTTACGCTTTTTACAACCTGCACATGAATGTCTTTGTGCGTTTTCACTCTTGCGCCTTGTTGAACTAGTCATTAGGGTTTTCTGGTCGAACCAACCAGAAGGACACCGACATATGCCCCCTGACGCCCCTGCCGATCCACTGGATCGAGCGACCCGTGCCCTGGCCGCACTAGAGTCGCACCTGCCCTTCGAAGCACTGCCAAGCTACGTGGTGGCCCTTCACAAGGCCCGTGCGAAGGTCGTGATTGACGCATATCCCAACATCCTCGAAGTCACCGTCGCCGAACTGTCCGCCAAGCTACAGAAGGCCAACGCCACCAACTCCCGCCTGGCGCAGAAGAATCACGGCTTACTGGTCGAGATTGAGCACCTGCGTTCTGCTGACGCAGCACACACCATCCTGCGCAGCAAGCTGCAAGGCACGTTGACCACCACCCACGACTGCACCAACCGTACCGACTGCGCCTTGCGCGAGGTCGTATGGCATCTGAGGGCCATACTATGAGCACCAGCCAGACCCTGCCCACCAGTTGGGACCACCGCCTGCTGTCCCTTGCGCAGCACGTTGCGGGGTGGAGCAAAGACCCCTCCACCAAGGTCGGGGCCGTGATTGCGGATTACGACCACCGCATCCTTTCCATTGGGTTCAATGGCTTCCCCAAGGGCGTGCCAGACGTGGGCCTGTTCGACCGGGAGCACAAGTTGGCAAGGATCGTCCACGCAGAGATGAATGCCCTGCTGTTTGCCTCCGCCCCTCTAGAAGGCGCCACATTGTATGTCTGGCCGATGCCCCCGTGCTCACGCTGCGCCGGCCCGATCATTCAGGCTGGCATCGGGCGCATCGTTTTCCCCCCTGCGCCACTTCGCTGGGCTGAAGCCTGCGCCATCGGTGCCGAGATGTTCCGAGAGGCCAACGTAATGCTGGATGAGGTGGTGTTCTGATGCCGCTTAAACCCATCACCTTCAAAGACGCCTGCGCTTATATCGAGGCGGTACACCGTCACCATCGCCCACCGCAGGGGCATAAGTTCTCCATCGGTCTGACCGATGGGGGGGGAGTGCTGCGAGGGGTGGTGTGTGTCGGCAGGCCTGTGGCGCGCATGCTTGACGATGGGTTTACTGCCGAAGTGACCAGGCTCTGCACCGATGGCGTGCGCAACGGCTGCTCCACCCTTTATGGGGCTGCGGCAAGGGCAGCAGCTGCAAT